CTAGTTTCAAACCAACCAAACCAATAGTATATCATTCTTATATTACGGATCAAAAAAATGATAGAATTTATATATTGTTGACTGAAACAGATGCAAAAGAGCCAAGATTACATATTTTTCCATACAGTGATGACTTGAAGAAGGAGTTAGAAAAGGCAGCTGCTGATGGTCAGGAGGGTGTTGTTGTTTTTGGATCATTTAAAGAGAAAAAAACGCCGCGTCCAGGTATTCTTGATGAAGCCGATTGGTTATTTTACAGAATGCCTTTCAATAAATTGGTACCTAAAGATTAAAAATATGAATCGGTGGCAGTTCCAGAAGAAAGTGTAGGTGGTTGACATTTATTATTAGGTGTGTTATCCTTATAAGGTGATTTAATTTATGGAGTATAAATAGGTGAGCAAGGTGCAAAAAAAACATAAAGGTGAATCTTTTGAATCTTTAATGAGAAGGTTTAAAAGAAGTTGTGAAAAGAGTAACCTCATTACTGAGGTGAAGAAAAGAGAGCAGTTTGAAAAGCCCAGCGGTAAGTTGAAACGGGCCAAAGAAATGGCTGCCAAAAAAGAACAAAAGAGGCAGGAGGATCAAAGACCGAAACTTCTGTATAGTTGAATGGATATAATTGTTTATTTACATGATAGCGAACATATGTAATCTACGCTCAAAGTTTTAGATATATTGAAACGGTGTGATTTGCCGTTTACATTTAAAACATTTAGATTAGAGAGTTTAGATGAAATATCGGCCGTGATTGGTGAAAAGGTCAAACGATTACCACAAATAGTTATTGATGGTGATCGTGTTGGCGGTTATTATGATTTGTTGGAGTTTTTGGTGAATAAAGGATTAACAAATTATGCTGGAGAACTTCATGATGGAGAACTTATCTGAGGATAAGATGGCTAAGGTCCGTGCGGCCAAGAAGCCACCCGCCTATAAAAACATTCACGAAGATGTTAAAGTCCTACCTGACGATTATACTTTAAGTGTCAAGAATGTTAAAGAGTGGGAAAAACATAATAAAGATCGTGTCAAAGAATTGAAGTATCGTATTCGTCGAATGGATAAAGGTAAAGAACAAAGATTATTAGAACGTGAGTTAGGAAATAGAGAAGTTTATCTTTTAAACATTGCAAGATATTTTGAATCCAGTGTTTGGTTGGATTTGTTTTACGGCAAAGATCAAGAACATAAGACAAGATGGCGAACTTTAGCTTATGCTTATGATGATGATGGTTTTATAAAGACAAGTACTTGTGAAATAGCTGCAGATTGAATTTCCAGATGAACATATGAGAAAGTATTGAGTAGATTATGATATTGATTGATTTTACACAATTGGCCATTGGCAGTTTAATGGTGCAATTGAATTATAATAATGAAGTGGTTAGTGACGAGCTTGTACGGCATATTATTTTAAATAATTTGAAATATTACCGTAACAGATTTTTTAAAGAGTATGGTGAGTTGATAATCTGTTGTGATAGTAAACACTACTGGCGCCGAGATTATTTCCCCAATTATAAAGCCAATCGTAAAAAGGATCGTGAAACTTCTGTTTATGAATGGAATGATATTTTTGGGTGTTTAAACTTGATTAGGGATGAGTTAAAGGAACACTTCCCATATAAGGTATTAGATATTTATGGATGTGAAGCAGATGATATTATAGCAGTTTTGGCTAGAGCTACTAACGACGATGATACAGTGATTGTATCATCAGATAAAGATTTTATACAGTTACATGGATCTAAAACTAAACAGTATAGTCCATTAACAAAAAGAATGATTAAGAATGATGACCCGTGGAGTTATTTGAAAGAACATATTGTTAAAGGTGATCGTAGTGATGGTGTACCTAATATACTTTCAGCCGATGATTGTTTTGTATCAGATAAGAGGCAAAAACCTATCCGAAAAACAGTTATAGCAGAACTGTTGGAAGGGATGTCGGTTCTTGATCCAGAATTGCAACCAGATACATTGTCCAGTGTGGCACGATGTCCAAAAGATACTTGGATGAGAAATTGGAAACGTAACGAGACACTGATAGACTTGAGTAAGATTCCAAACACACTTCAAGTAGAAATTTTGCATCAGTTTGATAATGTCAAAGTGGGTCAACGATCTGGATTGCTAACATATTTTACACAAAACAAATTAACTAGTTTAATGAACGACATACAGGAATTTTAATTATGGTATATGAAACTTACACACCAATGTTTAGTGAGATTTGCTTGAGGGTGAATAATGCTAAAGACAAACCAAAGAAGGTTGCAGTATTAAAAAAACATAAGACTGAAGCTTTAGAGATGTTTTTAAAGAGCGCCCTTGACCCACGAATTGAGTGGCTTCTACCAGCGGGTGATGTTCCTTATATTAAGAACGATGCGCCAGAAGGAGAAGGTGAACAAATGCGGTTAGCTCATCAGACTTCAAAATTACACAATTTTGTTAGAATGAACCGTGAAGATTTGAATATGCCTCCAGTTTATGGCAACCAGTCTCTTAATAGGATTAACCGAGAGAAGATGTTTATACAGCTGTTGGAAGGTTTGCACCAAGATGAAGCGGAATTGGTGATTCTAGCTAAAGATAAAGCTATCAATAAAAAGTACAAAGGCTTGAATAAAAGTACGGTTTGTGAAGCTTTTGGTTGGGATGAAGATTTTATTGCGGAGGGTTGACAGACCCCCCCAAAATGTGATAAGCTGGACCTTAAATTATTTTAGGTCCCTTAGTGAAATTGGTTATCACGCTAGCCTGTCACGCTGGTATTAGGAGTTCAAATCTCCTAGGGACCGCCAATATTAGAGCAAGTTGTGTGATGTCGCAAATAAACATGAAAGAGTCGCATTTTCGACATAACTTTTCCTTTATAAATCAAGGACTTACAAACGTTAGAAAAGCTGTTTAAAATCAATGGTTTATTGCTTGACATCTACCACAGGACGTGATAAGCTAATTGTACTATAGCAGAAGTTTAACGTTTAAAGGAGCGTAAGTATGACAGTAATCATGCCAACAGTTGTTGGGTATAAAATTATGACCCCCGATATGAAAACGGTGATATCCGAACATGAATCGAGCGAACTCGCCAAGTTGAGAAATTCTATCGAAGGTACCGACAATATAATCCATTATATCTTTAAAGAGTTGGATGAAGAAAAATAATGGATGTCTACATTGAGGGATATCGTAAACAGAATAAAGAATTGTTCCGTGTGTTAGGTAATGCTGCAGAGTTTTATGGAGAGAAGTTGTTAGGCAAACGAATGTCTAAAAATATAACTCTAGAGATTAAATTAACAAGGGAGTTAAAGAAGAAAGAACAGGCTTATGGGTATTGTCATGTTATTGATGATAATCTTAATCATCCACGTGAATTTGCTATTGAACTCGATGCCTCTATGAAGCATCCTTTCGATCAAATTCTTACATGGTTGGCTCATGAGATGGTACACCTCAAACAATTTGTGAGGGGTGAATTGTGTGACTATGCAACTGGTTCGGTACAGTGGAAGTCTAAAAGATATTCTAGAAATGTTAAGTATGCTGATATGCCATGGGAGAAAGAGGCGTATCGTTTAGAAGATAAACTTTTTTATGAATTTACGGAGTGGTACTATGAGTAAGAGTATACCTAAATCGGGTACAATAGTTTTTGGGTCCGAAACACAGATGGATGGTTTTCTTGAAGGAATGAATCCAGGTTCTACTGTTATTGTAAGAGAGTTAAAAGATGATTGGCTATGCCGTTGGTTACCCGGTACAGATATTGTTAAATATTTTAATGATGGTGCCACAAGTGATGAAGAAATCTATTTCTATAATGAAGAAAGGTTGTGGGTAGCAATACCTGCTTTTAGCTGATATGAATAAGACTGTGAATGAAAACATTAAAGCGGAGCTCAAACGCACGAAGAAAGCTCTTGCTAAAGATACTCCAAAGAAACGTGCTAAGTATAAAGAACATCAGAAAGAGTTGAACCGTTTGTATAAGTTGCATAGCACAAAGGGTAGAGATTTTGTTGAAGTAGCAGGAGCAGAAAATGTCCCAACGACCTAATGGACCAGAAATAGATGAATTGCATGACTATGTAATGGAAGCCATTGGTGATTACATAGACTTTGAATACAGTTTTGACAACAATGAAATGGATGGTAATGCCGATGAAGGTGATAACCTAGAAGAAATCACCTTATGGAATAATCTTCCGTATGATTTTGAAGTCACCATAGAACGGTGCTATAAACAACATGAAGATGGTCATGATATGAACTATCAAGGTAGTTATATAGAAGGCGACTATGATTCTTATGTGTCTTGGTTGAAAGTGAAATGGCCTGATGCTTATGAAAAAGCTATCGCCAGCTGGCAACTGGACTACAATGATAGAATTACTGTTGAAGATAAGGCGGTGCCTGCTGTATTACTCGGACGCCGGACTGAGAATGGGAGCGAAACAGATGTTTCATAAAATGGTTCTAAATAGTTTAAGAAGTAAGTACAATGCTGATATAGATTGTGCTCGTGCCAATATTGAGGTGTATCTACAACAGGGAGTTGGTGTTGCAGAACATCCAGATATTGTTGCCTCGGTAGATAGTCTAATGACTATCATGTCCGAAGCAAGAGATAAATTGCAAGAGTTGAATTTGATGGAAGATAAGAACTTTCCAGAGACTGTTGCAGACATCATCAATCATTAGGAGAATATTAGATGGTACTTCTAGAAAGTGCATTAAATATTATTGTTGCTTCTATGATGATGATGGGATTGTCTATTGAAGATCAACAGACACAACAAGAGACTTATTGTGGTGCTCAGAATATTTACCATGAGAGTAGAGGCGAACCTGATATAGGTCAAGTAGCCGTAGCTCATGTGGTAAGAAACAGGGTAAATAGTTCAAACTATCCTAATTCTGTTTGTGCTGTAATATGGCAGACTGGTCAGTTTAGTTGGACTAATGATGATCGAACAGATGATCCAGATTTGGATAATACGATTACAAGGGATGCATTTATTAAGGCGGCATGGATACATCTTGTCGCTAATGATAATAAAGATATTACGAACGGTGCTTTGTTTTATTATGCCCATGACAAAGTATTTCCGGTGTGGGCCAAATACAAAGAAATTGTGGCCATAATTGGTCAACATACATTTTTGAAATAGTGGAGTAATAGAATGAAGATGGAAGGTATACTTGCAATTTTAATAGCAACTTGTCTTATGGGTGGGTGTGCAGCACCTTTAACAAAGTCTGATGCTGGATTGGGACTTGGAGCTCTTACGGGTGGTGCCTTGGCTTATGGTCTAGGTCAGAATTCTAGTAACAAGGAAATATGGACAGTACTTGGTATTGGATTGGGTGCTATGATGGGTCAACATATTGGCCATCAGTTGGATCAACGTGACAGGCTTCTTGTTGGTCAGACATTTCAGACTACTTTGGAAAATCAGCCCAACAATACTATTGGTAGTTGGCACAACCCCAACAGTGGTAATGCAGGACAAATTATTCCCACACAGACATATACTGCTAACAGCGGGACACCGTGTCGAGAGTTTACCCAATATGTTTATATTGGTGGTGAGAAACAATCAGCATATGGTACGGCATGCCGACAGGCTGATGGCAGTTGGAAAATCTTGTAATGCAATATAGAATGGTGAATCCTGAATCGGGCAAAGCAGAAGATATTGAGTGTTCAGTATCAGATATGGAAGTCCTTAAATTGGAAGGATGGACAATGATATTCACACCCAACCCTAACTCAATTATATCTGGTAGAGATCATAGTGGCCAGGGTGGTGGTTATGGTACATCATCGGAATGGAAGGATCAATTGCGGAGAATTAAGGCTAATAATCCCGGCTCTACCATTGATATTTAAATAAATAGGTTTATAACATATCAACCGGAGGGCTCACCTTTGAGTAGACACAAAAAGATGCTCGTCAAACCACAACAATTAGTTACAGTAGAACCCATAGGAGATACTCAGAAGAAAGTATTTGCTGCGTGGGAAAAGGACAAGAATTTGTTTTTATCAGGTTGCGCTGGCACTGGTAAAACATTTGTTTTATTATATTTAGCATTAAAAAGTATTTTAAATAAAGAAACTCCTTATACTAGAGTGGTGTTGGTTCGATCTCTTTTGCCGTCAAGAGATATAGGCTATTTACCAGGTACAATGGAAGAAAAGTCTGACTTATATCAAGACCCTTATAGGATTCTTGTTAGGTATCTTTTTGAGATGCCAACAGATCAGGACTTTTCTTCATTATATGATAGATTAGTTTCACAGGGTACAATAGAGTTTTATTCGACCTCATTCTTACGAGGTTCTACATTTGATGGAAGTATTATTATTGTTGATGAAGCATCCAATATGTATTTTCAAGAGTTAGATACTATTATGACCAGAGTTGGTCAAAATAGCAAGATATGTTTTGCAGGAGATATGGCACAGTCAGACCTCCGCAAGCATAATGGTGACCGTAGTGGTTATCATAACTTCCAAGCAATATTGGAAGATATGAATGAGTTTGAAGTTTTTGAGTTTGGTATTGGAGATATTGTAAGATCAGGTTTGGTAAGGTCTTATCTAATACAAAAAGATAAAATGGGAATAAAAGCACATAACGCTTGACTTTTTCCTTAAAATGTGAGATAATAATATATTATGAATACGAAATATAACGGCCCAGCATTTCCAGAACTTCCTGTCCATACAGCGAATGGCATGAGGTTCTATGAAACTCCGGAAGGTGATAAACTACCTTCAATAACAACAGTGCTGGGTAAACAACCAGGCAAACAGTCTGGTTTGAAGAAGTGGCGTAAACGTGTTGGTGAACAACAGGCCAGGATCATTTCAGGTAAGGCTGCTCGTAGAGGTACGGTGTTTCATAACCTTGTGGAAGATTACCTAAATAATCAGGCAATAGAACATCATAAAGGTGATAACTTTCTGGCGTGGTGTTTGTTTGGTGAGATGAGAAAACATTTAGATGAACATATTGATGGTGTTATTTTACAAGAACAAAATATGTACTCTAAAATATATAAGGTGGCAGGCCGTTGTGACCTTATAGGTGTATATGATGATAAAATAACAGTTGTTGACTTTAAGACAACAACAACGATGAAGAAGGAAGAATGGTGTGAGGACTATTTTATTCAATGTGCGGCATATGCTTCTATGTATGAAGAACATACGGGTGTAGTAGTTGATGATATTGTCATAATGATGATAGCAGAAGATGGTCAAATAGAACTATTTGAAAAGAAAACTAAAGATTATCTAGCAAAACTAGATAAAATTATGACTGAGTTTTATGATAACTTGGTGATTGAAATGGAGATTGCCGTTTAATGAATGTTAAGAAGATTTGTATTGTTGGTGGAGGAAGCTCCGGCTGGTTTACAGCAGCGTTATTGAGTAGATGGTGTCCTGAAATAGATGTGACATTGATAGAATCTCCCAACGTCCCTACAGTGGGTGTTGGTGAATCCACAGTTGGACATATCAATGCATTTCTTAATTCATTGGGCATGGACACATATGGTAAAGAAGATTGGATGAAGGCTTGCAATGCAACATACAAGGCTTCTATCCGATTTGAGGATTTTCATGTAAAAGGTGAGTCGTTTCATTATCCTTTTGGTTTACAAGATGCCAGTGGAACAGTTTTTAACCAAGATGATTGGTTGCTCAAGTATTGGCTTTTTCAAGATAAAGAAAACCCAGTAGATTTTACTGATTTTGTAAATAGTTTTTATCCACAAATGCCATTGGTCTATGAAAACAAACCATATTTCTTTGATTATGATATGTTGTCCATACAACACAGACAAGCTCTAGATCCATGGGATCCACAGAGGGATTATGCTTACCAAGTTGATGCTACATTGTTGGCACATTGGATGAGAGACAATCTTTGTTTGCCAACAGGTCTAACACATATAAAGGATGATGTTACTGAGGTATTACAGGGTGATGATGGATGGGTTACAGGCCTTAGAACAAAAGAGAATGGAGAACTAACAGCTGACCTATATGTAGATTGCACAGGTTTTAAGAGTTTGTTGTTGGGTGAGGCTATGCAGACTCCTTACCATAGTTGGTCTGAGGATCTTCCGAATAACAAGGCTTGGGCAGCACACAAACCATATACTGATGATATAGAAAACGAAATGGTTATGTGGACCAACTGTGTTGGTTTGGAAAATGGTTGGGCTTGGAACATACCATTGTGGAATCATATGGGTGTTGGTTATGTGTTTAGTGATAAGTTTACGGACTCTGATGATGCTCTAGCAGAATTTCAGAAACACATCGGACATGGAGATGATCTAGATTATAAACTCTTAGACATTAAGAATGGACGATATGAAAAACCTTGGGTTAAGAATGTTGTAGCTATTGGCCTGTCTAATGGATTTGTAGAACCATTAGAATCATCTGGACTTGTTACAGTACATGAGGCCTTAGATACATTGATAAGGGTTTTAAAATCCAGAGATGGTTTTGTAACACAATATGATCGAGATAGTTTTTCTTTTGTGAATAATGAAATGTTTGATTGCTGGAAGTATTTTGTATCAGCTCATTTTTATATGTCACGAAGGAATGATAGTGAATATTGGAGATGGTGGACACAAGAGAAAGAAGCGGGTGCTCATTGGTGGGGAATTGATACAGAGAATTCTCATCACTGGCCATCTGGTATTGCACACGCTAGACCTATAATGAGATATGTTAATTCATATGACTTTGGTATGGAGATGGCGGTTAGTAAGTTTAAGGGTGATAGTCTATATGGTATAGGCAATCCACAACTCTGTATTGCTATGGGACATCATTTCAATATTTACAATGATTATACAACAAATAGAATGAAATTTAGATTGGCCGGTGCCTCAGCAATAAGGAATTTTGATAAGGAATATTTACTAGAACAATTATCAAAAACGTTTGGATACTGGAAATCTAGGTATCAACTTGTTAGTGAAATAGGTGAAGGTCTGCCTAATATGTATAATTATTTGAAAGATAATATTCATAAATAGAAATAAGATTTTTAATTGCAATTAGAAAAGGAGGAAAAATGAAGAAGTCTTTAGTTGCTTTGTTATGTAGTGGTATGTTCCCTATGGGTGCAATGGCGTTGGACGTCGGAACTGTTAGTGATATTACTGTCACAACAGATTCGGTTTCAATTACAGCGGATCAGGATGGTAACACTTTTACAGTAGGATATGGTGGCATTGCTTTTACCACCGACGATAGTACGAAACTGGGTGTTTCTTATGATACACCTTTAGTCCTTGGACTCAGTGGTGGTCTGTCGTATGATTATGAGAAGTCTAATGACCATGTGCTTGGTATTAACACCGTCTTTGAGTCTTGGGGTGCTAATGTTGAAACCGATGTGTCTTGGAATATCAATAACAGCGATTGGTCTGCTGAAGTTGGAACAGGATACTCCCTTATAGGGATTGATGGTCAAGTCACAACCAATTGGGATGTTGATGACTTTTCTTATGAAGGTATGGATGTGACTAGTGGTTATACTTGGGTCTTGGCAGATAACTTTTCTGTTCGGCCGAATGTAACTATTCCCTTTGATAGTGACTGGACCCGTGGTGATCTCACCGCAGGTATTTCCATTCAGATTGACTTTGGCAAGAGCGTATCTGAATAAATAATCCGTGAAAGAAACTGATGACGGTACGGGAGTAGGCGTTTCGGACGTGGGTTCGATTCCCACCACCTCCACCATAACTTGGGCAGATAAACCAGAAAGGCTGGGACAAAACCTCATGGGACGTAGTGTACATGGGGTTACAGATAAACAGCCTGATTGGTATTATACACCCAATGAATGGAGTAGAAGTATTGGATGGGGTACAGTCCCTGATGAACGTAATAGTGAATTACGGAAAGAACAGGGGGGTGACCTGGTTTCGACGAGGCGAATTGAAAGCGTACAAGAGGATTCTGACACATAATATAAACGCCAACGATGACGTTTACTTTGAGGACTATGCTCTAGCAGCATAATAACTCACGGGGTTTGGCCCACCTTGATATTAAACGGGCTCCTGTTACACACTGGGTCCTCTTGATTAAGCCCTACGCTCCGGGAACCGCCGAATTGAGGATAGGCGGACCCACCTTTTATATTATGGCTACAAAAATGACACCTAAACGATTTGCTATTGTCATAGATGATTTGGTTCGTGATAAGAACCTTACACATCTAGAGGCAGTTATACATTATTGTGAACACCACGGTTTAGAAAGTAATTCAATTACTAGATGGATAGATAAGAGTTTGAAAGAGAAACTCCAGTACGATGCGGAGAGCTTAAATTATTTACCAAAAACTAGTAGACTTTCTGGACTATGATGAACGAATACGAAACATATCAAAACTATCTTGCTCTTAAATTACATTTTGAAGGTTCTTATGACTATTTTAAATATAATGGTAAAACAAGTACTACAATAGAGTCCTTTGAGAAACGTAAAGACAGATTTAAGTTTGGCAAGATTTCTAGAACATTAAACGATTCAGAGATTAGAGATTACTTTGTATCTAACCTGATACGTGGTAAGAAATGGATAGGAGAATTTGATAAG